CCACCGCCCCTCCAGCCATTTGCCCAGAGCAGTGGGTCCGTGGCTTTAGCTGCACGGCTGATGGCTACTGTGGGGGATTTGACCCAGTCCTTAGCCCTGTAGGCATTAGGTGAGCCCTTCGGTCCTTCCTTGGTTAGTGCGGTGACCTCTTGCAGATGGATGGCTAGCAGGTCCTTGAAGCGGGCTTCCAGTATGGCGGAGCGCGAAGCCCCACCACGGAGCTTCGCGACTTCTGCTGTGATGGAACGGGCCTCATCCACTGAGGCCCCTAGAAATCGTAGCTCCGAGTATATCTCCCGCGTGGGGCGGAAGTCCTTTGACGGGTCCTGAGCCCCGTACCAATCTTTAATCATACCTTGCCTCCAGTTCAGCCTGCTTGGCTAGCAGGGCTTGTATGGTAATGCTATTTGAGATACGGATGTCATTGAGTCTGTGTTGTGCTTTGGCATTTGCTTCGTTGAACTCCTCTACCGCTTCAGCAATGTGCTGTTTGCAGGAATCAATCTCAGACTGGGCGTCCATCATATCTCGGGCGGTCTGTTCCATGTCATAAAAGATTCCAACACCAAAAGCGTCATATAGATTCTTGCATTTCTCTCTAGCGTTGATAGATTTGTCAGGCATCATCGGGTGCCACATATACACCATGTTGACTGTGTCCCAGTCTCCATCGGATAGTTTTTTGTTTATAATGTTTTCCCATTCTATTCTTAACATATCAATACCCCTCTCAAATCATTGGGAGATAGTCGTCATCTCCCAATGCGGTCACTACCATTTTGGATATCCTGACTGACTCCGAATTACGCAGGTCATACTGGTTATCTTCTAGGCTGGCTAGGTGTTGGAACCAAGCCAGACACAATCTGGTGAAGGACTGTTGTAAGGTGCGGTGTTGGCAACTCATATGGGCAATAAAGTCTTCTGGTTTGTGGGAAATCGAGTTCACGTAGTTGGACATGATTTGGACCACTTCTTCTGTTTTCATAATTGTGCCTCCTTCTGTAGGGACTTAATCTGCTTATCTAGCTTAGTGGCGAGCTTTAGGTAGGAGTACAATACATCGGCTATCACTTCAGTTTGGAGAGCGGTTTCCGCTTTCAACCCCATGAGTTGCGCTTCCTTGTACTTGATTTCCACGTTCAGTTTCTCAATCTCCAATCTAGCTATCTGGTGCTTTACTAGGGATTCGGCTATGCACTGGTTGAATGTTTTCATGTTATCTCCTTCTGCAGGCACTACCTGCTGGAACTGACGGCCTCGTCAGGCACCGTATTACGGTACGACGCCTCACGGCGTTTCGGCCTTACATCATCTTCATTTGAGCGAAAGCATCAGCCAGAGCCCAGAGCTCTTTATTGAGGGATAGTGTACCATCAATGCCATTGATTGCGCGAGTGGTGGCACGGTTGCCGTTGGATGCACGTCCGTGCTGGCCACCCTTGGTCAGGTTCTCTTGGAGCACATTGAATGTGGACCAGAGGTCTGTGCCGTTGTCATCCCAACGACGTGGGCGGAGAGCTGAGTCAGGGGTGATGGGTCCAAGCAGGTTGTTGGCTTCATCCCTGCCGTATCTGAGGTCAAGAGATGCAATAGACAGTGCTGTACGTTCGTCAGGTGTCATGGCGATGGCTTTCATGCGGTCAATGGAGCCTGTGACTTGCATGGTGTCTTCGATGATGCGGTAGGAGCCCTCAATTACGTTGTCTATGATGTTGCCAGTGTGGCGGACGTGGATGTCACCGACTAGGTTGGCGGGGACTATCATCCCATTGGAACATACGAAGCGGAAGACGCCTGCTGTGAGAAGGTAAGAGCTGGAGCCATCGTGGCTGTTGACCAGCACGACCTCATTGACTGTGTCACCGACCACTGCTGTCTTGGCTACGTCGTTGCGATGACGGAAACGTAGCATATGTTTCGTGAAGTCACGTTTTGATTCATTGCGGGTGAGGGACTGAGAAGCCATGACTGGGAGGAAGCCTTCCTTGAAAAGTGCCATAACCACATCGATGGTGGGTATGTAGGCGTAACGGTCACTTCTGGATTCATGAGCTTCCGATGCGAAAACGGATGGTGCTACACGTTGGATAAGTTCTTTCGATAGGTATTGACCTTTAGGTGCTTGGATAGATGTGTTATTCATAATTGTTCTCCTTCTGCAGGCACTACCTGCTAGACCTCGTCAGACACCGCCTTACGGTGTGACGCCTTGCGGCGTTTCGGTCTTACCACAATTCCGTCATTTCCTCATATTCTCTCTGACTGTTATCATCAATGCGGAGTTTTGTGTCTAATATGTTCTCCGCAATCTGTTTTATGGTTGAGATGACGAAATCGTCATCTTGTGGCTGACCTCTCCACCAATGCCAGTCGGCTTCGAGTCTTTTTAAATTAGCATTTAAACACTTATCATAAAACTCTTTTGCTTGTTCAAATTCTTGTATTTTACTCATAATTGTCCTCCTTCTGCAGGCACTACCTGCTAGACCTCGTCAGGCACCGCCTTACGGTGCGACACATAAGTGTTTCGGTCTGTTCGCCCACCTTGCTACACGATATAGCCCGCTGGTGGAACCGGAGTCGGTATGCAGTTGTCAAGGAACTGTACCCATAATATCAGAGTGTAGGAGATATGTCAACACCCCCTACACAATTATTTTTTTCATTGCACACTGCACTGTGCTAAAGTGGCATAGTGATGTAGTATAGGAGGTGCATAAACAATGGCTTTTGCATGGAATAGAGCCTACACAGACCCAGAGGTCATGCGAGACCGCTTGGAAGCGTACTTCGATGATTGTGACACCCGAACAAAGCGCGTCCTCTCACGTAATGAACTGTCTATAGTCACTGCGCCTGACCCACAACCATACACGGTAGCTGGGTTCTGTTTAGCTTTAGATATGGGCAAGTCCTCACTGTCTAACTACAGGAATATGGACGGCTTCGAGCAAGTGCTGGACTGGGCCTACACTAAGATGGAACAGCAGTGGACGGCGCTCACGGCACGTGGCGCCAATAATGGTGGTGCAATGTACTACCTAGGGAACGTCTTTAAGGGTGAATATGTAAGTCAAGCTAATATCAATATAGGCGGGCAAGCCGGAAACCCCATGCAACTCAGCGTCAAGACGGAGCGGGAGCGGCTCGCATCCTGCTCATATGAGGAGCTTGAGCGGATTGAAGCTATAATGCTGGAGGCGGAGAAGCGTGACCAAGGATGACGTAGTCAGGCAGATGGCAAGCAAAAAGTACTGGAGATATGTAGAGTATGTCCATCAGGGGCGGTGGAAGCGGGCTGGGTATCTTATCTATGTCTGCGACGAGATACAGCACTTCCTAGAGGACCCAAACCCTGATGCCCGTATTTTATGTCTATCTATGCCGCCACAGCATGGCAAGTCACTATCCATCACGGAGACCCTACCAAGCTGGTATCTAGGCAAGCACCCTGAGCATCGGGTCATTGAGGTATCCTATAACGACGACTTCGCCAAAAAGTTCGGGCGCCGCAACCGGGAAAAGGTGATAGCCTATGGTGATTCCATCTTCAACATCAGGCTCTCATCCAGCACGGCTAACGTGCAAGAGTGGGAGCTGGACAACGGCATCGGTGGTATGCAATCACGAGGTATAGGTGGACAGATAACAGGGTCACCCGCGGAGCTCATCATCATCGATGACCCCGTAAAAAACAGGCAGGAAGCGGAGTCTGAGACATATCGTGACCGTAATTGGGATGAGTGGCTTAACTCTATCAGGACACGACTGCAGGCGCATGGCAAGGCTATCGTTATCATGACCAGATGGCATGAAGATGACCTGATAGCAAGGATAATGACCGATGAGACAGGCGTCAGGTACATCAACATACCCTGTGAGGCCGAGGAGGGCGACCCCTTGTTCCGTGAGGTTGGGGAGGCCCTTGGTGGTATCCTTGGTAAGGACAATACATGGCTTGACTCATTTAAGCCCGTCTATATGAGGTCCAATGGTGGTAGCCGTGTCTGGTCTGCATTGTTTCAGGGCAAGCCAACGGCCGCCGAAGGTAACCTGATTAAGCGCCATTGGTGGAGGTACTACAGTGCAGACACGTGTCCAGCATACTTCGATGAGCAGATACAGAGCTGGGACTGCACCTTTAAAGATAGTGATGGCACGGATTTCGTGGTTGGGACAGTGTGGGGTAGGGTAGGTGCTAACCTCTATCTGCTGGACCTGCACAGAGACAGGATGGACCTGCCCACAACCATGGAGGCCATGCTGGCAATGACAGCAAAGTGGCCAAGAGCCATGGTCAAACTGGTTGAGGATAAGGCCAATGGACCAGCAGTTATACAGATGCTCCGAACCAAGATAGCGGGCATGATACCCATCGAGCCGAACGGTGGTAAAGCGGCCAGAGTGCAAGCTATCCTAGGTGCCATCGAGTCAGGTAATGTCTATCTTCCTGATGCTGAGATAGCGCCATGGGTGGTGAGCTTTGTGGATGAGTGCTCATCATTTATGCCTAACACAGACAACGCCCACGATGACCAAGTGGATAGTATGTCGCAGGCGCTTAACAGGTTAGTGTATACTACACATCATAAGAACCCTGAGGCCCCACGTCACCCAGAAGGCACTATAGATAGACGAGTGGAGGACCACAGGGACAACCTGATTAAGATGAGGACAAACACAAGGAGGATAATGAGAGTATGACGGCAATCAACATAGGTCTGATAGTGTTGGCACTAGCCTGTATCATAGTATTGGAGATACAGATGAAAGAGTGCATCAAAGCACTGGCAGAGCAGGACGAGCGACATAGTAAGGAGCGTGATAGGCTAATGGACCGTATCCAAGCACCCACACTCAGAGAGTACAAAGCCGTAGTGGCAGAACCTAAACCTCGTCCTCTAAAAGCGCCAGACGAGGTCATCACACCGTTATAGGAGGTATCGATATGTCAACCAAAAAGAAGACCAAGGTCGCACACTATGAGCCTGTATGGGTCGTAGGATATGCGTCCAGAACCTTAACCATTGCCGCAGTGGATGCAAACACCGCTATACAGGAAGCCTGTGACCGTGACCCAGTGTTGGCGGCTTTGCCTCTAGCAGTAGAGCCCCTGATAACATCAGATGGGTTTGTCTGTATGGCAGAGATACCAGCAGAAGAAGAAGACTTATTGTGAGGTGACAAATGGCCAAGAAGATAGAACCGGACAAGGTTACCCAGACACCAGAACAACAGAAGCGCGTAACCTATGTGGATGAGTGCTTCGAGACTGGCCAGATGGGAACCGAACGACTACAGTCATATGCCCAGCTTGCATACTATGCAGGTAGGCAGTGGATAGGCATCAGCAGGTCCAGCAAGACTCTTGTGCCTCTTCCATCAGAGCCCGGACAGGTACAGTACACAGCCAATCGTATCATGCCTATTGTACGCACAGAGCAGGCCAAGGTCCTGCGCGACGAGCTGACACAGTCAGTGGTACCCGCATCCTCTGATGAGAGTGACATCCGCGCCGCCAAGATAGCTGAGAAGGTGGTCTCGTGGCTGGAGTATGAGCTCGAATTACAGGATAAGGACCAAGAGGCAGTGCTCTGGGCTCTGACCACGCGCATAGGCTTTGCCATTCCCATGTGGGACGGCAAGGCAGGTGACATTGTTGGTAAAGACAAAGGTGGAGACGTGTTCAACGGGCTCCCTAGGCTGGATGTCTGCTCCCTGTTTGAGGTGGTTTGGGATACCAGCACCTCTCATTGGGAGGATATCAGATGGGCTGGAGTGGAGCGCATACGTTCAATAGAGTGGATTAAAAATGTACATGGTATTGATGTAGCCCCCGAAGAGGGGCTCACACTGTCCAATGTCTTCGATGGCAAGCTCTCAGCGCTAACAGGGGA